AAATAACAAGAATATTCCTATGGAGTGCTTGTCTTTCGACAGAAATACCGAGACATTCAACAACAAAGAAAAAGACCACGTTCGTGACTTTTTCCCTGACTTAAAATGTGGTTGGGCATATGCTCTACAAGCTATTGACCCAAAAGATGGACAAGTCAAAGTAGTAAACTTAAAGAAAAAACTGTGGGAACAAATAATGGTAGCCGCAGAAGATTTAGGAGACCCTACTAATCCAGAAACAGGTTGGGACGTTTGTTTCCAAAGAGTTAAGACTGGACCAATGGCTTTTAATGTTGAGTATAGATTACAAGCATTAAAATGCAAACCAAGACCATTAACAGACGAAGAGATAGCTGCAATTGCAGACCTCAAGTCAATGGACGATGTTCTACCTAGACCAACAGCAGATGCTCAGTTAGAGTTATTGCAGAGAGTAACTACACCTTCTGAGGACACACCTGATGAAGTTGCTGACGAGTTCAGCATTTCGTAAGGAGGGATTATGTATACAGTAGGTAACAGTTTTCCAGATGTTTCTATGCTCGCCGTAGATGAAAACAATGAAATTATCAATATAGATGTTCTTTCGAATGAATGGACAGTTGTGTATTTCTATCCAAAAGATTTTACTTTCATATGCCCAACAGAAATAGCGGCTATGGACATACTGCTAGAAGAGGCAGATGTGATAGGAGTTAGTGGAGATAATGAGCATTGCAAACTAGCATGGAAAACAGTCAATGGTCAAATCAGAGAAATCAAACATTTATTAGCTGCTGATTGTGGACTATATCTTTCAAATGAGTTAGGTATAGTTGATGATTCAAATGGAGTACCATTTAGAGCAACTTTTATTATTGACCCTGATAACACAATCCAACATGTATCAGTAAATGCGTTAGATACAGGAAGAAACGCAAACGAAATTCTTAGAACTCTGAGAGCACTCAAAGCTGGAGGACTAACAGGTTGTGAATGGCAGCCAGGAGACGAATTCGTAGCATGATTCTATTTACGGCAGACTGGCATATAAAGCTAGGGCAGAAGAATGTGCCGCTTCCCTTTGCGTGTAGCAGATATAAACTTTTCTTTGAAGAAATATATGAGTTAGAAAAGTCTGCTAGTATGCATATTATCGGGGGAGACTTATTTGATAGAGTCCCTTCAATGGACGAAATTACTTTATATTTTGATTTTATTAAAGATGTAAGTATACCAACTATAATATTTGATGGTAACCATGAAGCAACAAAGAAAAATAAGACATTCTTTACAAATCTTAAGAGAGCAACTACAGATATCAATGAACTCGTTACAATAGTAGACGAAACAACTGAATTTGAGTTTGGAACTATACTTCCATATGCAGACCTACACAAGAAAGGGTCTATTGAAAAGTGTAATCCAAAATTGCCGCTCTATACTCATGTGAGGGGTGAGATACCCCCTCATGTGACACCAGAGGTAGATCTCTCTAGATTTGATAAGTTTCCTGTAGTTTTTGCAGGAGACTTACATAGTCATTCAAATACTCAAAGAAATATCGTATATCCAGGAAGTCCTATGACTACTTCTTTTCACAGAGATTTAGTAAAAACAGGCTTCTTGCTAATACATGATGATAATAGCTGGACTTGGGACGAGTTTCACTTGCCTCAGCTTTTACGCAAAACTGTATCAGACCCAAGCGAAAT